ATGTTGTACACAAAATGGTGTACGTGGTGGTTCAGCAACTGTTCATTTTCCAATTTGGCATAAAGAAATAGAAGATATACTTGTACTTAAAAACAATAAAGGTAGTGAAGATAATAGAGTAAGAAAATTAGATTATTCTATACAGTTATCTAAATTATTTTATGAAAGATTTATTAATGATGGAGATATAACATTATTTTCACCACACGAAGTACCAGAATTAATTGATTCTTGGGGTACACCAGAATTTGATAAATTGTATGAAATAGCAGAAAGAAAATTATCAATATGGAAACAGAAAGTTAAAGCACAAAGTTTGTTTATGTCAATATTAAAAGAAAGAGCAGAAACAGGTCGTATTTACATTATGAATATAGACCATTGTAATACTCACTCTTCTTTTAAAGATAGAATAACAATGTCAAACTTATGTCAAGAAATAACATTACCAACAGAACCTATAAGTCACATAGATGGAGAAGGTGAAATTGCATTATGTATTTTATCAGCAGTTAATGTAGGACTTATAAAAGATTTAGATGAATTAGAACCATTATGTGATTTAATAGTAAGGTCATTAGATGAAATTATAGACCATCAAAAATATCCAGTTAAGGCAGCAGAAATTTCTACAAGAAATAGACGAAGTTTAGGAGTTGGGTATATTGGTCTTGCTCATTATCTAGCAACATTAGGAGTAGGTTATGAAATGAAAACTGCTTGGAAAGAAGTTGATAAGTTAACAGAAGCATTCCAATATTATCTATTAAAATCAAGTAATCAATTAGCAAAAGAAAAAGGTCAATGTAAAGACTTTAAGAAAACAAAGTATTCAGACGGTATCTTACCAATAGACACCTATAAAAAAGAAGTTGATGAGATTGTATCTCGTAAATTATCTTATAAATGGGAAGAATTGAGAAAAGATATTAAGGAGTTTGGGCTACGACATAGCACACTCTCGGCTCAAATGCCTTCTGAAAGCTCTAGCGTGGTTTGTAATGCTACAAACGGCATTGAACCACCTAGAGATTATCTTTCAGTAAAGAAAAGTAAAAAGGGAACTTTAAAACAAGTTGTACCTGATTACAAAAGGTTGAAAAATAGTTATACGTTACTATGGGATATGAAATCAAATGAAGGTTACATAAATATCGTTGCAGTAATGCAAAAGTATTTTGACCAGGCAATAAGTGGTAACTGGTCATATAATCCTGAACATTATGAAGAAGGACAAGTACCATTATCTATTATGGCACAGGATTTGCTAAATACTTATAGGTTAGGTTGGAAGACTTCTTATTATCAAAATACATATGATAGTAAGAAAGATTTTGATGAACCTGTCCATCCAGTTGGTTGGAAGGATAATGTAGAAGAAACAAAACAAGACACGGAGGACTGTGAAACTTGCGTAATATAAAGGAAGCGTATGGCGTTTTTATGTGCAAATCTTCCACACACGGAAGTATTAGTTAAGAAACAATACCTGTATGATTTAGAAAAAGGATATGGAGAATTTGTACCAGGTATGTGGTGTACAGTTAAGAGTATTCAAGGTAGAGCATTATATTTTGAAACATATCTGTATGAATCAGGTGCGTTATATGATAAACTTCCTATATCAGCATTTGTTTGGAAAAAAACTAAAGAAGATTTACCATTAACAGAATTACAGTTATGGGATTGTTTTTCTTATGATATTGCTGTTATTGAAAAACAAGTTGTAAGTGGTAATAGATGTAGTTATCTATCACCTAATAAGAAAGTGTATGAAGGAAATTATATGTTTAGTATAGATAATTGTTGTGCAACTAATAGGGAATTAAATGTAAGTTATAGTGAAACACCAAGTCAACATAAATCATTTAACATAGTTAAATTAGATAATGGACATTTTGCTGCTCAACCTAACAATAGAGTTTTATTTTATGATAAATCATTAACACCTAGCAAATTAACTAAACCAGATTATAAAACATCTACAAGAGAGTTTAGTGTGGATGATAAAAGTAAATGGACAGCAGGAGATAGTGATAAACACCATTATGATTTAACAGAATCAGAAAGAATGCAAGACCAATTGGAACCGATAAATGGCTAGAAGTGTATTTAATACAGAAAAGAATTTAGACTTTACAAAACAACCTATGTTTTTTGGTAAGAGTTTACAAGTACAAAGATATGATAATATGAAGTATCCTATCTTTGATAAACTTTGTCAAAGACAATTAGGTTATTTTTGGAGACCTGAAGAAATATCTTTGCAAAAAGATATAGCAGATTATAAAGTTTTATCTGAACAAGGTAAATTTATATTTACATCTAATTTAAAATATCAAACAATGATGGATAGTGTACAAGGACGAGGTCCTTGTTTGGCATTTTTACCATTTGTATCTATACCTGAATTAGAAAGTTGTATAATTGCTTGGGATTTTATGGAAAGTATTCATAGTCGCTCTTATACATATATTATTAAAAATTTATATTCTAACCCTAGTGAAGTTTTTGATACTATTATTACAGATGAAAAGATTGAAAGTAGGGCAAATAGTATTACACAAACGTATGATGATTTAATGCATTTAGGTTATAAATGGGTATTAAAACCTGATAGTGTTGATATGTATGAGTTAAAAAAGAAATTATATTTAACGTTAATGACAGTTAATATATTAGAAGGTTTAAGATTTTATGTTTCTTTTGCTTGTTCATTTGCATTTGGTGAATTAAAGATGTTAGAAGGTTCTGCTAAAATACTTTCATTAATTGCAAGGGATGAAAGTTTACATTTATTAATAACACAAAGAATACTTAACAATTATCGTGAACTAGAACACGATAAAACTATGAACAAAGTGATGAGAGATTCAGAAAAAGAAGTTTATAAAATGTATGAACACGGAGTAGGACAAGAGAAACGTTGGGCAACTTATTTGTTTTCAAAAGGTTCTATGATAGGTTTATCAGAAAAATTGTTACATCAATATATAGAGTATATGGCAAATCGTAGGATGAAAGCAATTGGATTAGAACCACAATATGACCAAAAGACAAACCCATTACCTTGGGTAGACCATTGGTTAAATAGTAGGTCATTACAAAATGCACCACAAGAAACAGAAATTGAAAGTTATGTTATAGGTGGAATTAAACAAGATGTACAAAAAGACCAGTTTAAAAAATTTAAATTATAATTGAATATATTATTATGAATTTAGATGATTTAACTAAAAAATATAAAAGGTATTGTGGTAATTGTAATACAAGGTTTTCTATTGTATATGATGAAGATAAAACAGAACAACGAGTGACTGTGTGTCCGTTTTGTAGTTATGAACTGGAAGATGAAGATGAACAAGAAAAAGAGGTAAGTGAAAATGAAGATGAACCAAGTTGGGATTGATTATAGTATGACAAGTCCTGCAATATGTGTAACAGATGACTTTATATTTGAACATAGTCGTTTTTATTTTCTTACTAATAAGAAGAAACATTTAGGTATATTTGGTAATATAAATGGTTCTGAACATCAACCATATACAGACCCTATCCAAAGATTTACTCAAATTTCTGATTGGGTTTTAAAAGTTTTACGTTTATATCACCCAGGAAACCATACTGTTGGCATTGGACCATCAATAGCAATAGAAAACTATTCTTATGGTTCTAAAGGTAGAGCATTATTTCAAATAGCAGAAAATTGTGGTATACTTAAATATAGATTATTAGAACAAAAATGGAGTTATAATGTTATTGTACCAAGTGTTGTTAAGAAACTTGCTACAGGTAAAGGTAATGCAGATAAAGAAATGATGTATGAACAATTTTGTAAAGATACAAAAACAAATTTAAAGAAATTATTAGATACAGCAAAAGCAGGCAATCCAGTATCAGATATAGTTGATAGCTGGTATATAGCAAAGGCAAATTATGGGACCATTTAAAATTTTAATATTAGCATATCTTATTGGTATGGATCCAGTTGCAACGCAACAAACGTTTCAAATGCAAGGGTATTATCCAACTATGGAAGCGTGTAAGGAAGAATTACTTAAACAAAAACCTGATAAAAGATATGAAGTGATGAACGAGTTTGTTATAGATGGAGAGTTTAAATGGGATTGGTTAGTTGCAGGATGTAAAAATGATGATACAGGAGAAGTATTTAAACTATATCCAACATATCCTAAAGGCAAACCAAAAGAATTACAAGGTATTGAATTAGACCTTGATGAAATAAACATATGAAAATTTTACGAGCAAAAAAACACATTACGTGCCAGCATAAACCTTTGAATCGTATTGCACCTGAAGTAAAATTAGCAAGTGTAAATGATTTGATGTTAACTGCTAATCTTGATTGGATGAAAAAAAGATATTTAAATTTTAAAAATAGTATTGAAGGTGCAGGTATGATATATCCAATTATCTATACAGACCTAGAACATTATTGGTTAAAAGAAAAAAGATGGCCGAAAGATAAAGATGGTAATTGTATACCTGGACTTGCAGTACATACAGGTAATAAAAGAGTTTATTGGGCAAAACAAAATGGTTATACTCATATTGAAGGATATTATGTAGAGAGTAAAGAAGAACAAGCTGCTATTGTTAAACAAACATTTATATTGAAGGAATCATACCCAAATGTATAAACCATTACCAGATGGATTAATAATTAAAAAATCTTCTATAGAAGGTCAAGGATTATTTACAACAAAGTTTATTGAGAAAGATGTAAAGTTAGGTTTATGTCATATACTTGTTGATGGAGAAATTATAAGAACACCGTTAGGTGGTTTTGTTAATCATAGTGATAACCCAAATTGTATAAAGATAAGAGGAGTACTAGGACTTAAAGAGGTTGAACAAACTAATAAGTATTTTTTATATACTAGAAAACCTATAAAGGCGTGGGAAGAATTAACTGTAAAATATACTTTTTATAAGATAGAGGAAGATAAAGATAATACTGTAAATGCTCCTATGATGGAACTTGAATAATGTTAAAAATAGTTAGTTTAGGAACTTCTAATGCGATATCTGCTATTGCATTTGCAATAAAGCAATGGGGTAGGAAACAAAATTTATCAATTTATAGAATTTTTAAAAAACCAGGTAAAGCTTTATCTGAAGAGGATGTAGATAATTTAAAAAATTGTGATGCTTATTTGGTTGATGGAACTTGGGGCAGTACAAGTCCTCAAAGACAAAAATATAAAACAGTTGATATTCAAAAAGACCAGGATGGAAAAATTATAGATTTTAAGAGATTTGCCTGGATGGAATATATAAATCTCCAAGCTAATCTTCTATCAAAAAAATATAATAAACCATTATTAGTTACTGAAAGTGCAACATTAAGTAGAATTAAATGTAATTACATAGACATTTGGTATAAAAAATCACCTCCAAGATATTACCGTATGGGATTAGGTCAATGGACATATGGAAAAACTAAATGGTGTAAGGTAAGTGAAGTTGTTGAACAAAAGTCTGCTACATACCCACACGATTATGAGAGTAATAAGTGGGGGAGTTTAAAAAGATTAGATAGTATGATTCATTTAACAGAAAGACATAATCCAGATGTACAGATAGATAATATATACAATCATCAATGGAAAAATAATAAAGATAAAGATGGTGTAGTTTTAATTGTGCCTGGTTTAGAACACGACCCAACATCTTCTATTCCTGTATCTGAATTTATTAAAACTAGTGTTGAAAAAGTTATAAAAGCAACCACAAGAAAAATTTTAGTTAAACCACACCCACATAGTAAAATTGTAATTCAAGATTTAGTGAAAGATGTTGAAGTTGTGCCAAAAAATATACCTTTAAATTCTATTATAGATAAGGTTTATTGTGGAGTGTTAGGAGAAAGTACAAGTATTTTTCAACTCATTAATTTAGGAATACCTTGTATTACTTCACAATATAATTTTGGAGTTGAATTAAAAAATACTAATATTGATAAGATAGAAGATTTATATTATGCTACACCTAAAGAACTTTTAGACTGGTATAAAATGGTATCTTATACAGAATTTACTATCCAAGAATTTGATTCACCTTTGATTTTTCCTTATATAAAGGAATTGATACAATGAAGACAGCATTGATTACAGGTATAACAGGACAAGATGGCGCTTATCTAGCGAAACTATTATTAAATAAAGGTTATAAAGTTTATGGTGGACAAAGACGAAGCACATCACCAAAACATTGGCGATTAGATGAAATGGGAATAACAAAAGATATTGAGTTTGTTGAATTAGATGTTATGGACCAAGCAAATATAAGAAGAGCAATAGAAGATACAAAACTAGATGAAGTTTATAACTTAGCGGCACAATCATTTGTATGGTTATCATTTAAACAACCAGAACTTACTACTTTAATTGACGCTGTGGGGTGTTTAAGAATATTAGAAAGTATAAGACAAGTAAATCCTAAAATAAAATTCTATCAAGCCAGTACAAGTGAACTGTATGGTAAAGCATTTGAAACTCCACAAACAGAAACAACTAGATTTTGGCCTAGGTCTCCATATGGTGTTGCAAAATTATATGCTCATCATATAACAGTTAATTATAGAGAGTCGTATGATATGTTTACGTGTTGTGGAATATTATTTAATCACGAAAGTGCCCATAGAGGTGAAGATTTTGTAACTAGAAAAATATCAAAAGGTTTAGCATTGTGGAAAAGTAATGGCGCACCTATTGTTTTAGGAAATTTATATGCAAAGAGAGATTGGGGACACGCTGAGGATTTTGTTAGAGGTATGTGGCAAATGTTACAACACGATAAACCTGATGATTATGTTCTAGCAACTGGTAAAATTCATACAGTAAAAGAATTTGCAGATATGGCATTAGATTATCAGGATCTCCCACATTATTGGAAAGATGAAGAGTGTTTTACTAAAGTAGGTAAACTTAAACTTATTACTACAGATAAGAAACATTTAAGACCTGCTGAAGTAAATGTATTACAAGGTGACGCAAGTAAAGCAAAAAAAGTATTAGGGTGGGAACATAAACATAATGTAGAAAGTTTAATGAAAGAAATGGTTGATGCTGATAGAAAAAGATATTTTAAGAGACCAGATGAAATATAAAGGAACAATAACATTGTTAGTAGTTATTTGTATAATAACAATATACTTGATGTTAAGGTTTAAAGGATTAATATGAAGATACAAAGGAAATGGAAGATAACATTAATAGTAATAGTAGTGATATTGTTATTACTATGGTAGGATAATGGCTAGTAAAATATTTATAACTACGTATAATATGAGGTTGTATAAAGCGTATGCTAATCAATTGATAACATCATATTTAAAAACAAAGCAAACAAAACCTATGTATGTTTTTGTTGAAGATGACCCTAAAAAGTATCCACAAGAAAATAATGTACATTATATAAACTTATATGATGAAGAACCAGAATTACGAAGATTTGTAGAAAGAAATAAACATAGAGTAGCAAATAATTTTTATGAAGAAGCAATAAGATTTAGTTATAAAGTATTTGCTCAATCAGC